TCCAACTTCGCCAAGTAGCCCATATCTAATAGGGTTGATACCTGTACATGATAAATGACCTCTGAAAAGACATGAGGCTTTGTCCGGGTGATAAATTTCAGCATAGAACCAAAGTCACGGCTGGAACTTAAACGATACGGTGTAGCTGTCAGTCCAAGAACCTTACACTTCACCGCATCAAAAAAATCTTTGTACATACCCTCTTTAGGGTTAACAAGGTGGCATTCGTCCACGATGATGTTCTTGAAGTGGGTGAACAGTTCGGGATGATTCTTCACACTGCCGATGGTGGCGAATGTTATCCGGCTTATTTCTTTTGAGTTAAAGGATGCAGAATAGATGCTGCAATCGAGTATTCCGTATGAACAGAGTTTCTTGAAATTCTGTTCGAGTATTTCCTTCGAGGGCTGGAACACTAAGGTATGTCCATCAAGTCTTGCGGCTATATCCGCTATGATAAGCGACTTTCCGCTGCCCGTAGGTAACACCATAATGGCATTTGTTTTCTTCGCCTTGTTATTGAAGAAAGAAACGGCAGCATCAGAGGCTTTCTGTTGGTAATCTCGTAATACATAACTCATAGCCCTTTCTCCTTTCGTAACTTCTTATTAAGTGCTTTGTAATACTTGATTAGCTGTTCGTACTCAAAATCAGTCATTTTGGAAGTGCTGGCAACTTTGACTTTCAGCAAATCAAACTTCTGTTGCCCGATTTTGGCTATCAAATTCTCACGGTAGCCTTCAAGGTGGTCGGCACGGAAACGGTTGCAGTTGTGCATGGCATAGCCGTTAGCAATGAAAGTACGCGTATCCGTTTCCATCACGACAATCTCCTCTTTACCTATATATTTGATACTTTTCACTTTGGTATCATATTGAGATTTTAGTTTGCCAAGTTTTTCAATATCCACCTTTTCAATTTTATGCGGACGAACACGCATTAAAAATTGGAGCTTCTCTATGTTTGTACCTGTTATAAGAAATTGCCAAGATTGATACGTTTTTTTAAACGTGCCACGCCTATTTGAATCTTCCATCATCTGCCGACAAGTTTTATTATTTCCTGTGAACTTTTCAAGTAAGCGTTTTATTTCAGAGCAAATATCCATGTACTTCTCACATTGGGCTATACCGACACGAAAACCATAGCGTTTCGTCCCATCTGGATTAGAAATATTCTGTTGACAAATATGTCCGTCAGCATCAATCATTCCCGCAATCCATCCGCTTTCATAGGATTTTTCTTGTTGTATTACTTGAAATGGTTTACAGACAATGGTCGTAGTCCTATCTGTATGAGGTCCGGTCTTGTGCTTCCCATGAAGATTTACGCCATTAACCCACATTTCTTGTGTTTCAATCCATGTGTATGAAGTTCCTTGTCTTGCCCTTGCGAGCCATTTATGGTTAGCAGTTGTCTTCATTTTATCTCCATTCTCTAACTCTACCTCATACACATCTTGAATATCACGTTCTATGTGTGTAACCCTTCCAACCCTATATCTTCGTGAAGTTTTATAAATTACTTCTTCGTCAAAAGCAAATATTTCTTCACCAACACTAATTTCACCAAGCTGTTTCCATATAAAATCTTTCATTAAGACGAGAGAATCCGGTGTTAAACAGTGCCGGCATTCGGCATGGCAATTATTCTCATCAAACCGTGTCGCCAAATGTGTACGACTGAAATAGTGCCCGCAGTCCGCTTGTGTAAACGGCTTTATCTGTCCGCACGAGATACATCTAAAATACCCGTTTGGCATTGCATCACGAAGCCGGATAAAAAGGGAAAACTCTTTGTCGAGCTTAGCTTTCAAATCCGGCTTCTTCTTTATTGTTATCCCTGCTTTATCAAACAGAGGTAAAGGCTTGTCTTTCTTCTTGGCCTTTGTTCGTTTTATGTAGTATGGCATTATTTAAATCCCCATTCTTTCATGTAGTCAATGTTTTCAGGAAATCCCTCTACTGATTTAGGACTAAGGAATATTTTCTCACTCTTCAATGGAGTGCCTCCCCAAACAGTAGCAGGGCATTCTTCATATTCTTCTTTAGAAACTTCACTTACATTAAAATGGGGTTGGAAGCCATATCCCATTACGCTTTCCCCTAAGTAAGTACCAAACTTCTTTAAAGCCCATTGAAATGCAATATCTTTATATAGGTAATGTTTAGAAAACACAGCCACATATATTTTATGAGAGAAATTTCCTGTTTCTGTTAAGTCAGGATTACATCTGATACAGAAATACTTAATACGTGAAAGTATTTCTTCAACAAACCTTTCATGCTTTTCGCAATCTTCTTTCGTTAAGAACTCTTTCCCGTCATTTGCAATGTAAATAGTCTTGGTAATTTCTTTTGTTTCCATGCTGTTTTTTATTAAAGCCCCGAAGCGTATTCTCCGGGGCACAACCATTATTTACTAACCCTTGCCATTTATGTGTGGCTCACATTTATGTGGAGATGGGGCGATTCGAACACCCAATTAAGGACTTATCCTTTTGCGCTACTTCTAAGGTTAATTACTCCTTATATCTCACGTACCGTACTTTCTACCATGTGCACCTCTCGAAAGTCAAAAGCACTCCACTGCGCACCCCCATTTTCGCCCGCCCCATCTTCACAGACCGGACAGGCAGGTTAACAAAGTTATACTTCGATGATTACGATGTCCGGTGCAATCTGTCTGATAGCACCCAGTTGTTCGTCAATCACTTTATTCTTGTATTCCTCGATAGCTTCATTCGCACCGGCAGATACTAAGGAAAGAGATACGTCTCTACCGTCTACATCCGCGTAAATCTCAACCTCTATTTCTTCGCAAGAAAAACCTTTAAAAAGAGGAATGTTCAGTTTGAAGGACTTGGGCAAATTAGAATCAACCACCTGCGAGTAGTTGTCAACTTTGCTGCCGTTTTCCTCCTTGCTGCGCTCAATGTCTTGGTTTACTTTTGCCTTGAAATTTTTCAAAGTAGAAACCAGGGTCATACTCTCGGACTTGTCTTTAAAGAAAGCCCGGTGCATCTTGAAGAACTGGGACAACTTGATAGGTTCCCATTTCTTATCCATGTTGATACCGAACTCCTGCATTTCTTTTGAAGCCTGTAAAATACCGTTGATTTCTGTCTGATAGTAACTGGTTTCGTCAATCGTCAGAGCCATCCCCATCTTATCACGGTTTACAATAATGTTCGTCGCTTTCTGGTTAATCAGTTCGACACGTTTCTCCAACCATCTGAGAGGTGCATCTATCGTTCCATTGATAACGACTCTTTCCTGTTCTTTCGGGTCAAGTGCTACGGGTGCTTCACCTTCACGCAATACTACTTCGATAGGTTTGCCGTTATAGTCTTTCGGCACAACCAAGTTAATTTTGTTTTCGCTCATGATTCTGTTCCTGTTTTACGGTTAATACTGAATACTGTCTTCTGCATTTCTTGCGGCATAATCGGGCGGCTGTAAACCAATTCACCCAACTTGTTATAGAATCCTGCCATCTTTTCCTCATGGTAAAGGATTTTGGCACATTCTTCATTTTCCACAAACTCAGAACCTCTCTTGATGTGGTCCAGAAGCTCCTGCTTTTCTTCATTCAAAGGTTTCAGGCGTTCTTTGAACTCTTCCATAGCCTCTTTCTTTTCAATCTCAATATCATTGATTGTAATTGATACCTCGGCTAATGTTTCTTTCTTTTGCGCCAATTCTTCGGGTGTGAATCGGTGGGTATAACCGATTTTCTCTACTGCATCGGCATTATCCTGAAGGAACTGCCAACGTTCCTGTTCAAGGATTTCTTGTCCTAAAAATTTGTCCATAAACGATATGATTTATAAATTATTCATTGTAAAATTCAGTTACAAAACTGTTAGTTTCCCTTTGAAGGCGATTCATCAACTCGCGCACCATTTTACCCTTACTAAAGACATCATGTTCGTGATACTTCATTGATGGGAATACGAGAGTAAAACATAGCGTCATTCCGTTTTTATCCCATCCACCTAAAGTAGCCCCGGATTCACTCGTTTTTATTCCGTACTCAATTCGTGCATCTTCTACTTCCTCAAGGGCTTTATCATCTACGTTGTACTTTTGCCATACGTCCCAATCGTAAATAGCAGTTGCCAGCTTATCTACAAAGAAGGGGACTGCCTCTTTTTTTAATCTGTACTTTTTCATATAAATTCTTGATTTCTTTGTATTTCCTGCTGGGCGTATATCAGCATTTGATGTTCATTTGCAGCCGGCAGATAGATACCTGCCACTGAGGCACTCCAATTACGGAAACGGTCAATACTCAAAGTCATTTCACCTGTTGTCAGCTCGGCAGAACTTCTTAAGTAAGTTACTTCCTTACCTTTCTTGTTGACCGTCTTTCTCTCAAACAAATCACGGTTGCAAGTCCTCTTATAAAAATCAATTTTTGCTTCGTCGAGACTGCAACCGTACTCACTACCGAAATACCCTAAAAGAAGATGCAAGTAGCTGTTTTGGGCAAGCGTGCGGTTAGGTAGTTTCTTTTTCACTTCCACCACCGCACGTTCACTAAACAGCTTGTTTACATACTCCTTGAACTTGGGTATTTGATATTCATTCTTCAAGTCGAACAGCATACGCTAAAAAGGTAAATCGTCCTTTACATTGCCATTAGCATCAACCGGAGGCGGGAAATTCTGCGGCTGTTGCTGATAGGTCGACTGTGGCGCTGGCTGTTGTACCGATGTTGTTTGTTGGGATTGCGATACACCACCACGCGCATCTATTTTGTAGCACCGAATAGATGCCATACGTTTGAGTTCTCCGTCTTGATTCGTCCAAGAACGTCCTTGTAAGACAAATGATACAGTAACAACATCACCCTGATTAAAGCGGTCAAGTTCTGCACACTTATCGCCTGAAAACTCTAAGGGAATAACATTCTCATACTCGCTACGCTCTCCCGTATAAGGGTCGTAAGTGGTAGCATCTAAAATGAACTCCCGTTTTGTAAACGAGGAACCACCGTTTTTGGATGGTATTTGAACAGTTTGTCCGATTTCGGTTATCCGTCCGGTTATTTGATTTGCCATAACCTAATATTACTGGTTCTTTTTATTACATATTGCAATCTCCACACATATCCACAAGGGAATCAAATTCTTCTCGTGAGTATTCAAATCCATTGATTACGATTACCTCGTTACCATTTTCGCCAAAATAAACTCCATCATTCATTTCCAAAGATTTTAGTGTCAGTTATCAATTCTCTGTTTTCTTCCAAGAACCGGATAAACTCCTCACAATGATTAGTAAGAATGGGAATATCACGTTCAGGATTGAAAACGTATGTTTCTGTATAGGTATCTATCACATAACCGCCTTTGTTGAACTCTACAATGTTGTACTCAAATGTCCGCACATCCGAACCGTTCTTCATCAAAGCGTATGGATAAACCAAATGTTGGTGATGGTCTTTGAACTTCCCTACAGTATAGCTTCCAGTTATTTTGATGTCGTGGACGCTGGCCGGCATCAGCTCGTCAATTACCCCATAAACCAAAACATTGCCGTATGCGGTTGGAAGAATCGCTTCTACTCTTTGTTGGGTTAATGCTCCTTTGAAGTAACCGGAAAACTCTCGGCAAAGTGAGATTGGGAAAGTAAAAACACGATTATTATAGGTAGCTTTCAAACCTATAACCTCGTTGGTCTGAACCTCATCGTAATACAAAGGTTTACCTGTTTCGTCACAAGCTCCTTCGCGTATTACCTTATATACCTTTTCAACCTGCATAGTTTCGGATTTCCGATTTTCAACCATACAGTCAATAACCTCATTAAAGGCTGTTCCCTTGTCTGCCGCTTCGCTGTCGAATGGCTTGCGGTTGATACGGTCTATCAGTTCTTGAAACTGCTTCTGCCGAAACTCTTCTTCCGTACATGGTGGATTCTCACTCCACCCATAATAACGCTCATATATGACATCGCTATTAAGGTAATTGAAGTAAGAATCCAATAATGTTGCATATATACGATAGTTAGGCTGCATCTGAGTAGATTTTAGTTTCCTTATTGAATATCAGTCCCAAAGCCTTTACCTTTGCAGCAAACAAACTTCTCGCCATCATCAAAGAACTACCAACGTGTTCAAACTCATTAATATGAGAGGCGAACTCATTAGCAGACTTGGCATCAGTTATAAATTCGATACTTTCTTTGATTTCCTCTATCACCTTATCATACTTTTCCTGTGCCTCTTTCTTGGCTGCAAGCATACCCAAATACGAATTGATTATCTTGGCAGTGATAAAGTCGTTCTTGGCGGTTGGATTACCATTCTTGTCAAGAATGGTAGGAACCTCCATTACTGAAGGAAGATTGCAAGTATTCTTACCGTCATTTCTTGAAGTTGGGTCAAAAGTGATGGTACGTCTTTGGACGCCTCTTTCGCTTTTCATTTCAAGATAACCGAGCAAATCCAGTTCAGTAACGATAGAGTTGTAGGATTTTTCACGCAAGGCAGGGATAAACACCGTATCATCACCTTCTTTTCTTGTGTCGCGATGGGCAACGAAAATGATGTGCTTGTTAAGCCCCGAAAGTGTTCGTGTCATCCATGAAAACTCTGCATTGATACCGCTCCAATCACGGATGGACGGCTGGCGGGTTCCACACTTGTGAGTAATGATGAAGTCCATCATCTTGCCGATGGTATCTACTACAATGGTCTGATAAGCGGACAAGTCCTCTTGAAGAACTTGCTGAACATCGCTCCATGAAGTGACCTGTACCGTGTCTATATTCTCCAAGTGCGCCATGTTCATGCGCTTCACGCCGTTATCGAAGTCCAACAGCAGCGGTTTCGGTGCGCTCAATGCTACCGTACTCTTTCCCATTCCGGCTTGACCGTAAATCATCATCTTCACGGTGGTCGGGATAACTAATTCATTACTTTTCTTAATCAGTGACATAATCGTAAATTTTATAGGGTTATTTGTTCAGATATTTACTCATTTTAAAAGCATTAATAGCGGATTGTATCTCGAACTTGGAATATATGATAGGAGAATTTCTGGATGAGCCTTTTCTTTTCTTATGCACCAATCCTTCTTTCTCTAACTTTTCCAAAAAGTTAGGTTCATACCCAAGTGTCTTTAACCATCTGAACGCTTCTCTTTGCTTGATTTCATCAGATACAGGAGACCGTTTCTTCTCACTGGCAGCTGCACCAAGCTCCGCCATGTCCATGCAGATATTTTTAAATTCAAATAATTCAAGTCTTACCTCCATACCGTCCAGTTCTTTCAATTCGTTCAACTCTCGTTCTTCGTCCCCTTCTCATATCGCCCTGTTCGTGATAGAGCGAAAAAGAAAAGATGCACAACAGGCAGAAAGCAACAGCCGACCTAATAGTAGGTGAAAAGTCCATCGTGAACTTCATACCAGCTATTCTCTCATATAGCATGGTTGCCAGTTCTCTGCCGTTCCTTACGTTCAAAATCTCAAAAGCTCTTTGCAGTTGGTTGTTTATCGTGCTGACCGCTCGGCATTTGAGGTTTGCAATTTCTTTTTTCTCATACCCTTGTGCATACATTCGTGCCGTAATCTCGCATTCAGGTGTAAGTTCATTAAAAACTCTCTTCATAATCGTGTAAGTCAGCTGATTAATAATTGCGAATAACCTCAATATATCCGGCTTCCCTGTTAGTGTCCACCGAATACAAAGTTTGCTTCTTGTCTATTATCCGATCAATCCTTGCCAGCCTGTTAAGATCAGCGGTACACCTGCGAAGCTGTCCGGCAAGTTTGTCGCTAAAGTCAAAGCTGATTCTGTCATTCTTCTTTTTCAGCTTTTTCTTGATTTCTGTTCTTTCTTTCAGTTCTTTTGCCATAAGAGTAAAATTTAATTAATGATTCGTGGATGGTAAGGGAATCGAACCCCTCTCAATCGTGCCAATTGTTTGCGCAACACGAAGCTCTAACCGATAAGCTAACCATCCGATTAAAAAAGGTGCACTATCCTCACGGACGGCACACCCAGTACAAACACAATATAAAACACGAATATCTAATCTATTATCAGAACAATGCTTTTAACCGCGTTCTTGAAATGATCAAACTTCCGGTTCAAATCACTCCAAGATTTATACCATGTATTTTTCTCTTCAGCTAATTTCTCGTTAGCCTCTTCCAGTTCCTGCACACGCCTTACTAAATCTTCATGCGTCATGCCTCTTAATTCTTCCACTGTCATAATCGTATAAATTTAAAATGTCGTTAAAAAGGTAGGAGTCGAACCTACTTCTTGTAAGCTAAATGAATATATAAATTAGAATATAAGTTAATACCAACAATTAATCGCTTACACGCATTCCAACAATGCTACTTCATAAATTACCGCCCAGCTGGTTTACAAGGTGATTGTGCACTCATCCCCATGCGCCTTGTGCCGGATTATAGGACTACCTTTTAGCGGTCTGTTTTAAGTTCTCTATAAGTTATTCTCATGAGCGACACACACCCTACACATATAACACTCATTATAGTGATAGAGAATATTTTCATAGGACTGTAAGTAGTAATAGCCCCGTAAAGCATACCGGCAGCACATATACCAACCAATATAGATAAAACGAATTGGATTGTTTTCATAATCGTATAAATTTAAATAAGTATCTGTACCCTAATCGAATAGCAGAACCTTATTTCAGTTCAGTACAGACTATAAGACCTTTCAGCGATACTTGTGCCTAACCAAGCATACTCATCACGCTAAAGACAAATTGGCGTGCTGAAAGTAAAAATCATTTCAACTTCGTGGCTTTACCACCATCAGACATATACAACCATTCGCCCATTGTCGGCTTATCCTCGGTTGCTATCGGTGTCAATTCCGTTCCACTTGCACCCACCACTATCCACCATCACTGGCTTCGCTTACGTGCCTTCGCAGAAATATATCTTTTTATCGTATCAATATGTCAAAGAACCAATCAATAGCACCCTACCCGATTCTCGCTATCGGTTGCCGTTCAATCCGTCTGTAGGGCTGTCGTGCGTTGCATAATCGTGTATTATGCGTATCGGCTGATACCTTGTACCCGGCATAGAGCATCGTAGTCCATGCCATCATCTTCACAAGTTTCAAAACCTTTTAAGGCATCTTCCAAACTGTCTATCTCATCCGTTATCAACTGGATAGCTTCTTTTTTGCTATCAGCATTGAACATCAGGCAGACAGCCTCTTCATCATTGTTATGGGCAGCCTCTAAATCTTTATAAAGGCTATCCAACTGCTGGTTAATCGTGTAAGCATTCATATCCATATCTTTTATGCGATTGACATCAGATTAGCTTTTTTGAAGCATCTGAATTCTTGGCGTTCAGTATCATAGTAAGTCTGGACGGTATCATTCTTTTTTCTGTTGTCAGTACCAGTGATGGCAGGCATCAGCTTTTCATTTAGTGTACCGTATGCCTCACGAACGGAACCGTCCACTTTTTTGAAGTAGAACTTCACTATCTTCTTTTTCATCTCACCTTTCAACTTCAAGTTAGCCCAAGCGACCTTCATTGCTTCGCTCATGGTGTAGCCATTACGCTTAACGAACTGCCAAGCAAGGCTCATTACTTCGTGTAAAAATTCTCTTGTTCTCATAATCGTGTATTTTAATATGTTTATACTATTTGAAATCTGAATTAATCTTCGTTTCTTTGTATCAGTTTAATTTGATAATGCAAATATACTATCAATTTTGATATAGTATATCATTTTTGATTATTATTTGTGTTAATAATATCTAATTTGATTAATCTAAAATGATAACATTAAGACAAATAATTAGAAATCAAGGTATTACAAATAAAGTAATAGCTGATGCGTTAGGCATAGAATCTACCAATATAGGTAGATATGATGATTTATCTAAAAGAAGACTATCAGAATTGATAATCATATCTAAAGCCTTGGATATGTCTCTAGGCGATCTTGTCCAACAGGCAATGGCTGATGAGATTGAACTAGGAGATGTTACGATTATCAATAAGCCTAAATATATAGAAAGGATAGATGAAGAAGGCATAATTAATCTATATGACATTGAGGCTGCCGCAAATTTGAAATCTCTTTTGGTGAACAAAGACCAAAACATACTAGGAAAGATAAGTATCCCCAACATACCGAAATGTGACGGTGCTGTATATGTCAAAGGAGATTCTATGTATCCTTTATTGAAATCGGGAGATATTATAGCTTATAAAGAAGTTCCCGTAGAAATCCAACACATTTTTTATGGGGAAATGTATTTGGTTTCAATAGATGTAGAAGGTGAAGAATATCTAACTGTAAAATACATAAATCAATCTGAAAAAGGAGGTGATTGGATTAAGTTGGTAAGTTACAATCAGCACCATCAACCCAAAGATTTTCCTTTGGCATCAGTTAAGGCACTAGCTTTAGTAAAACTAAGCATTAGGATGAATACGATGAAATAAACGCCATGAGTTTCAACCAATACACATGGGACCTATATAAACAGACCACAATCGGAATAGAGATGATAAAATACTTTTCCGATGCGGGAGGATATGTTTTATTCAAGGATTATTGTCCGTACGCTAATTTCATACCAGAAGATTTATATAACGATTGGTTGGAGAATATATATTGCTACGGTGTATCAGATTATGACCATCCCAGCTTATTGGAAGAAGCAAAAGATTTATACATTTCACTTATCACATTAGGCATAAGGGTAGAAGGGCAACAATGGCTTCCTGCTAACGACTTCAAGAATATGCTTGGGATTATCCAGCCGATGTCCTATGTCTTATCACAGTTCGCCCCAGAATATTTCTTTCCGTACCTGTTCCTTTGCCGAATATTCGAGCTGAATAAAATAGCGGATTTCTTTAACATAGACCTCCCCAATATTCCCAAAAGAACTGATTACAAAGGAAGGTGCATGTATTATTGGGAACTTTGCGAGGTGTTTTATTTGTTCAGAAAAGAAAATGGACTATCTCCAGCAGATCTATGGTCTTTCCTATACGACTTCGCACCCAATAATCTCCCAAGCGAGAAAATAGACATGCCCAAACCGTCACAAGTCTGGTTCATTGGCGGCAGGTTATACCAAGAAGATAAATCCTTAGAATCGAAATTCTGGCAGTCAAGCCCTGAAACAAAGAAAGGGGATATTCTTGTTCATTACGAAACGTCCCCAATCAGTGCAATCACTTGCATAGAGATATCGCTTACGGATGGCGTAATAGACCCTCTATTCCGATATTACGGGTGTATCTATATTGGGAATAGAATAAATATTCCTCACATTACTTTGAAAGAACTACAAACTGATGAATATTTTTTCAAACACCCACTTGTTAGAAAAAACTTTCAGGGAGTAAATGGTTGGTCGGTTAACAGTGAGAACTATTCAGAGTTACTTCGGATGATAAAAACAAAAGGATTTGATATAGAGGTTTTGCCAAAATTGTATGCCCCAACCTTGCCCAAAGACGTAATTATAGAGTACGAACATGATGTAGAACAACAATTGCTGGAACCATTGCTTAACTCTATGGGATGGTATGAGAACAAAGACTTCATTCGGCAGTTACCAATCCAAGCAGGGAGAGGACATAGGATATTCCCAGATTATGCGTTACATTATGGCAATAAACCAAATGAGGAAAGGGCAAAAGTGTTGATTGAAGCCAAGCTGTGTATGAGGAATAACAAGGAAAGAGAAGAAGCATATTTGCAAGCGCGCTCATACGCCCGATTACTTAATTCTTCTGTGATTGTTTTATGTGATAAGGATTACCTGATTGTTTATGAGAAAAAAGACAGCTTCGACCGGGACAGATATAAGAAATACCATTGGGGAGAGCTTGAAAATCCCGATTTATTCAACGAATTAAAGAACAAACTAAATATATAAGATTATGAAGAAGATTCTATTTACCATAATAGGCTTGTCAGCACTATTCTGTATGAGTTCCTGCGATGAAGCTGTTTATAAAGGGAGGAAAGTGTATAAAGCATATTTCGATTATACCTTAAAAGACCCTGAATCTTTCAAGGTGTACAGCGAAAAATACACAAAGGATGGAGATTTCACAGTAAATTGGGAACTGGATTATGGGGCTAAAAACTCTCTCGGTGGAATGGTGAGGGAGAAGGCTACGTTTACAACTGTTGGTACTTCGATATTTATAGACGGAAGTAGTTACAGGCTTGATGAATTGAAATGATTTGAAAATTGTTTTAGCAATATTTTAGCAATAACAACTAAAGAACATGATTGGAATCCGGGAAGAGTTAAAAAACAACATAAGCCGGGGATTATGCCCGGCTTTAACATGAAAATCTCCTTTGTTTCAACATTGTTTCAACATCAAACGAAAACGAAAAATATAAATAGGTGACAAACAGCAGATTAAGAAGTAGAAAAAATTAGCCAGATGAGCTAATACCCCGAGAAATAATAACGATGCAAAGATACATAGAAAATCAATAATACAAAGCTTTTGG